GCCTATTGGGAATCACTGCATCCGCTAAATTCATGGGGAGGGAACGGGGTTAAACTTGTCGATACGCCGCATTTCAGTCGTGGCGTAGATAAACCTGAATGGCGGAGAGTGGCGTAATGCGCGTTAATAACGGACCACGGACCACGGAGCTTGGTTCAATTGAACCAGCACATGCAATAGAGATTTTTTGTTCTGTCTGTGGGTATGACTTAGATGCCGCAGAACTCGAGGCCGATACTTGCGCAAATTGTGGCAGCGCGCTCAATTTACGTCGACACGTATCTATTGAAGTAACTACTATGCCAGCAGCTCTAGGAGGGACAATGTCGTGAAGAAAAAGGCAAAGAGTAGGGTAAATCAAAGTGGCAACTACACTAAACCCACTATGAGGAAACAGTTGTTTGAGTCTATCAAGGCCCGTGCAGTACAAGGAACCGCTGCGGGTCAGTGGTCCGCGAGGAAAGCGCAACTATTAGCTAAAAGGTATAAGGAGAAAGGCGGTGGTTACCGCGACTGAGCTAAAATCAACCAGGACAAAAGCTTCTGAGCGATGGATACAGAGGTGGGTTAATGAGTTGGCTACGCCTAGTGACACCACTGGGCTGGCAAAGTGTCCTTTTGCTAAAAAAGCATGGGACCAGGGTTCGGTAAAAGTTGTAGAGAGCCAAAACCTTTGGGACGTCGTGCATCGTGAGATACAAACTTTCGGCGAACATAGGGTTGTTCTTTGCATTCAAAAGAAGTCTGACCAGCGGTACGAAGAGCTTGAGGCCGCTTGTTTGGCTTTAAACCGCTGGTTTGCATTTATAGGGAAAGACATGTGGTTATTGTCTTATCAAACAGACAAAACCATCGTGTTCATTCAAGCATTGTCTGAACTTGACGTAGCCTCCACCGCATTGGAAAAACTAGGGTATTACAGAGACTATTGTCCAGAAGATTACGATCGTTTAATTGGTCAACGTCGTTTTTTAAGAAAGGGAGTAGATTATGCGCGCACCGCAACAGTCTCTTAAGTCATGGGGAGATCAAAAATGGAGAACCAAAAGTGGCAAACCCTCTAGCAAAACGGGTGAAAGGTATCTACCGGAAGCTGCGATCAAAGCTCTCAGCCCTGCGGAATACGCTCGTACGACGGCTGCAAAGCGCCGTGGCAAAGCTAAAGGGAAGCAGTTCGTAAAGCAGCCGAAATCTATTGCTAGGAAAACCGCGTCGTACAGGTGACATCATGGCGAGCGTGAAGAAGGACGCGATCGGGCAGGAGATCCGCAAGTCGTACGAGCGTGGCCAGAAGGGCTGCCCGGAAGCGACGGTGGATATCCACGTCAATCTCAAGAATCGCAACAACGCGATCAAGGAGTACGGCTACGGCCCCCTGAACCCGGAGTCCGAGTCACGTGCGTTCTGGGACAAGAAGGCGGAGCTCTGGCAGACGACCGTCCGAGAGGCCAAGAAGGCGCGCTGCGGTAACTGCGCGGCGTTTATCCAAACCCCGCAGATGATCGCCTGTATCGAAAACGGCATCGAGGCGTCCGAAGAAGGCCCGGAACACGAGAATTACGCCCCGGACGTCGTCGAGGCAGCCAATCTTGGCTACTGCGAACTCTTCTACTTCAAGTGCGCGGGCGATCGGACGTGTGATGCGTGGCTCGTGGGCGGCCCAATCAAGTAGGATGCGCACATGGCACTCCTCAGACTCTTTCTCAAACCTGGTGTAGACAAGCAAAACACCGAATACGGCGCGGAAGGCGGTTGGATTGACTCCGACCACATCCGCTTTCGCTATGGTTTGCCCGAAAAAGTTGGCGGGTGGAGCCAGTTTGGCGAAAATGTCGTCAATTTGGTTGGTTCCCCGAGCGAAGTCTTTACGTGGAATGACCTAGCAGGCTCTCCGTACGTCGTTGTAGGCACCAACAAGAAGGTTTACGTCTATTACGGCGGCGCATGGGCCGATATCACCCCTGTTCGGGACACGGCCACGGGCGTGACCTTTGACACCGTAAACGGCAGCGATCGTGTCACCGTCAACGACAGCGGTCACGGCGCGATCGTAGGCGACTTTGTCACCATTTCGTCCACTACGGGCAATCCGGGCGGTATTCCGAACGCGACAATGAATGGTGAGTACGAGATTGTTGAGGTTACGAACGCCAACGAGTACGTCATCCTTGCTTCGGTAAACGCCTCTTCGACGGCCACTGCGGCAGGTACGGCGAATGTTGCATATCAGATCAACACGGGCAGTGACGTCAGCTATTCCGACTTTGGCTGGGGCACCGGCACGTGGAACTTGTCCACTTGGGGTACGTCGCGACCGGCTTCCGCGGCCTTGGCGCTCTACTCTGCCGTGTGGCAGTTCGACACCTACGGTGAAAACTTAATTTTGCAGTTTGTCGACGGTGGTATTTACGAATGGCTGCCAAGCACGGGCATCGGTGTGCGCGCAGCCGCTATTTCCGGCGCGCCAACCAAGAGTAAGTACGCATTGGTGTCGACACCGGATCGACATTTGATCTGTTTTGGCACGGAAAGCACAATCGGCACGCCTTCGTCGCAAGATCCGATGTTTGTGCGCTTCTCTAACCAGGAAGACATCAACACCTTCGTCGCTACAGCGACCAATACGGCGGGCGGCCAGCGTTTGACGGACGGAAACTTCATTGTCTCGGCGCTTCGCTCGCGCGGACAGATTTTGATCTGGACGGATACGTCTTTGCACGGCATGCAGTACCTCGGGCCGCCGTATACGTTTGGTTTCCAGCAGCTTGGCGCCAACTGCGGCCTCATCGGCCCGCATGCGTCCGCCGATGTGAGCGGCGTGGCGTATTGGATGGCCAAGGACGCATTCTTCGTGTTCGACGGTACGGTGAAGAAGCTTCCGTGCACGGTGCAGGACTATGTGTTCAAGGATTTGAACTTTACACAGGCGCAGAAAGTACACGTCGGCATCAACACGCAATTTAACGAAGTAACGTGGTGGTACTGCACGGCCGACACAAACTATATCGATCGTTTCGTAACCTTTAACTACCTTGAGCAAGTCTGGTCCGTGGGCACGATGCCTCGTACGGCATGGACGGACCTCGGCACTTACGCCTTCCCTCTTGCGACGACCTACGATCCCGATAGTACGGCTGCGACGATCAGCACGATCAACGGGCTCACGGCCGGCCGCTCACGGATCTTCAACCAGGAGATTGGTACGAACGGCGACGGCAACCCGATCCTTGCGTACGTGAAGTCGGGATACTTTGACATTGGCGATGGCGATCAAGTGCTTTTCATGAAGCGCTTTATCCCGGACTTTAAGAACCAGGAGGGCAACCTCACGGTACGCTTGTTGCTTCGCTTGTACCCACAAGCGACCGCGACGCCGAGTTCGCTTGACCCGTACGTCATTGCACCGGATACACAGAAAGTGGATACCCGCGCGCGTGGGCGGCAGGTCGCGTTGCAGATTGAGAGCAGTGAGATCGACACCAACTGGCGCTTTGGCACGATGCGTGTTGACATCCAGCCGGACGGCTTGAGATGAGCAAGATCACTAATGTGCGCTTGCCTAACGCGGCCCAGCAGGGGTATAGCGCGGAGCAATTCGATCAGCTTGTGCGATCGCTTGAGCAGGTTATCTTTCAGCTTAATAACACCTACACCCCGACGACAAGCGAAGATAAAGCCGGAGCAGCCTCCTGGTTCGCGGCGGGTTCCGGTGCGGGCGGCGGGTTTGCTGGAGGAATTCGTGGCTTTCAGATCAGTAACGGCATCGCGTTGCCGTATGCCATGTTGGTGTCCGACGCGGATCAGACCAATGCCAGCATCACGGGCGAGAACATCATCACGTACACGAGTGCGGACCCTGCCAACGGAGTTCGCATCGTCGATAACTCAAAGATATACGTCCCTTGTTCGGGGAAGTATCTTGTTGTCTTCTCGCTCCAGGTCACGAACCAGGACAACTCGGCCGCGGAGTTTGAAGTATGGGCCAAGGACACCGGAACCAATATTGCGTTGAGTAACAGACGCTTTGACATCCCGCAACGCAAGAGCGCTTCAATCTGGTCCCACATCGTGCCCGCGGTCTCTGGCATCTTCACGGTGAATGACCCTTCAACCAATTATCTGCAATTGGCGTGGTGGTCCGATAGCCTTTATGTCTATCTCGAGCACTACGCTGCGGGGACCACGCCCACGCGCCCTGCCATCCCGTCAGTCATCCTGACCATCAACTTCGTCTCGGCGGTGTGACATGGCCAATAAATATCTTCGCGAGTATCTGACCCCAGCCGCTACGACCGAGACGGAGATCTACACGGCCCCGGATGCCAACAATGCCATCCTGTCCTCGCTTCGCGTAACCAACGACAACGCAAACACAGCGACGATCAGCGCCGCGATCTACCCAGACGGTGGGGCAACCCCGTACAAGCTCATGAAGAGTTATTCGCTGCCCACGAGCCAGACGCTCGACATCTTCTCGGGCGTGCCGTGTGTATTGATCGCTGGGGACGTGCTCAAGGTCACGGCAAGCGTTGCGGACGTGGATTTTTACCTCTCGTACGTGGAAATCGATCGCTCTTGATGAGTGGACAACACTTGACAACTTACCCCATAATCCCGGCCATCCCCGCGTCCTTTCCCGGCGCGCGACCCCTTGTCGGGTCTTTGGCTCAAACTGGAAAGGACACCTATGGAAAATGAAGGCATCATGAGCTTGCCCGAAGGGCAGGCCATGCAAAACCAAGGGCCCGCAAACCAGCCGATCTATGTATCGAGCGCGGATACCTATGACGCCGCGCTAACGGCGTTGGGCGCATCAACCAATGACCAGGCGCAAGCCGAAGCGGTCCGTCAAGCCGTTCGCGAGAGCATTGACGAGCTCGATCTCAGCCCAACCGAACTTGACTCGCTACTCGAGCTCCTCGAGTACATGTCCCAGAACCCGAAGGAATACCCGCAGATTCGTCAACGCTTGATTGAGATGGATCTGATGGATCCGGACGACCTGCCGGAAGCCTACGATCCGACTTATCTCGGCATGGCCATCATGGCCTTGAACGAGTATCAGGCACAAAAGGCGCAGGGCGCCCAGGCCCCGATGGAGATGGCCCCGGTCGTCGAAGGCCTCGAGCCGATGGCCATGGCCGAAGGTGGACTAGCCGACATGGCTAAGTACCTCGCCTCCAAGGGCCGTAATGGCGACTCGATCCTTGCCCATATTACGCCGTCCGAAGCGCGGCTGCTCAAGTCGATGGGCGGTTCGGGCACGATTAACCCAGAAACGGGTCTTCCTGAATTCTTCCTCAAGAAGCTCTTCAAGGGCATCAAGAAGACCGTTAAGAGCCTTCTTAAGAACCCGATCGTACGTGTCATCGCCACCGTAGCACTTGCCACGGTCCTTGGTCCGGCGGCCGCAAGTGTGGTAGGTACGGCCACGGGCACCGCAGCGGGCGTAGCCCT